CATAGCACTATTATACCAGAAATCAACGAAGCTGTCAACCAATTTCGCAGTGATGCGGTATTTGTTGTATTCTTGCGAATAGTAGCACTTGACAACTTCGATCTCGCCCTGGATCTTGTCGCCTGGGTTGCCCTGCAGTTGGGTAGAGTTCCGGACTTCACGTGCTAACTCGTTCTTGCTCTGATCACGCAGCATCACAGAGGGCAAGCAGCTTACGATCGCGAACTCTAGCATATTGCGATTAGTGAACTCATCCATCTGAGCGATACGGAGGGCCTGCTGTTCGAACTCGTTAATCTTGCCTGCGATCTGCTTGAGCAAGAAGCCATTGAAGTAGTTGCGGATCTCACGACCCTTTTCGATGTCCCCAGCAGTGGCCTCAGTAAACGCACCTTCACGAAGCCATTGCTTGACCATCAGCTTGTTGGCCTGCGTGATACGCTTTTGGCATTCATTCTCCATAACGTAGACATCTTCTTTGAAGTAGCCCCCGTTGATACGATCTGCCGCTACCGCTAATCCCCAAACTTGATCTGCTGTAAACATTGTTCGCTCCGTTGTTTCAGTATATAGCTATTATAGCACCACTTGCTCAAATTGTCAACCTGGGAGTGCCGGCCAAAGAAAAAGGCTGTTGTATTTCTACAACAGCCCCAAAAGACGCCCCGGGAGCGAATCGGCTTGTCTTTGTGGAAGGTGCTTAGGCCATGTCTACTGTGAGACCCAAGCTCTTGGCCAAATAACCAAGTGCTACGATTTCACGTGATGGCTTGCCCATTACATACTCAGTAACTTTAACACCATTGCCAGCGGTACGGCTGTTTGTATAGACAGCGTAGCCTGCTTGACGGATACGGCTGGCTTCTGCGGCCAAGTTGCCGATGCCCATTTTCTTTGCTTGGGCTGGTGTCAAACTCTTACCATTGTAGAGTGTGTTGAAGACTTTGAAAGTCTTGGTTTCAGGGTTGAATCGTTTCATTTTAAGTTTCCTTTGTTATGGCTGTTTCCTAACAGCTTCATACAAGTATACACGGTTCATCTGCCTAGGTCAACAGCAGGTTTACCGTTTTACTTCTTTACGGACACTTTCGTTTGGAAGAAAGCACTCATAACCAAAACAGCCGCCCACGTGTAGAAGTTGTAGGGGATGGCCAAGATGGGGAACAGAGTATTCAATGCCCAAATGGTTGCCAATGGTCCGATGACAACTAGAACAACGATGAGCAGAGCGAACCCTACAACTAGAAACATATTACGCATTTACAATCTCCTCGATCTCTTGGATCCGTTTAATCTCTGCAAGCTCTTTCTCAATCTCTTTGAGCTTGCGTTTATTACCCACACTTGAACCACGATTGTAGACTATCCACACGTGATCTTCGCAATAGGCCTTGCCAGGGAATGTAGGACGGCAACAGTACTTGATCGGCCAGTCCCGGAGCGGGTCTTGCTCCGGGCCGATGTACTGGCACTCTTTGATAGGAGCGCCTTCCATATTAAGTCCTCCGCATCACTGTAACTTCAGCCATTGACTGCCAGTTTGCAGAGAACGCCTTACGCAAGTCTGCAACCTTCAAAACAGTACGCAAGCTCAACTCACGCAATTTAGAGCGATTGTCGATGATAAAGTTAACCACATCGTCCTTTTGCACAGGCTCAAAGTCGTAGCAGTCAAGCATACCATCTTCTACGATCTGCTTAATGCGCAGAACCTTCTCGCGATCTGTGTCCATCTGCAGATCAATGTAGTGGCAACGACTCTCAAGAGCGGCAAGGTGATCCTGCAATTTCTTGCTACGAACATTCTCAAACTTGATGTTGGTAATAAAGATCGCACCTGCTTTGAACTCAAAGCGATCTGGAATACCTTCTGAGCGCAACAGTCTGCTGTCAGTGTTCCAGCTGATAGTACGCTTCTTGGAACTGTCCAAAGCGGCCTTCAAAATGTTCAAGCTCAAGTCGTCCAACAGCACAGAGTCGCAGTCATCAAACACGATCACATTCTTAGCGTCTGAGAACTCGTAGAGCTTGGCATACAAGCCAATGGCACTCATAGCACCTTTCACAATCTCATAGCGTGGCTTACGCTCGCCCAGCGTATTAAACAAGTCGTCTTTGGTAAGTACTTCTTCAACACCAAACGATTTGCCTACGCCTGGAGGGCCTGTTACAATCATAGCACGGACCTCGCCTGCTTTCACAGCCTTGGTCATGTCTGTTAGTACTTGGAAGCGAGCACGAGTCTTCTCAATGATCTCTTCGTCTGTCTTGTGCGCAACGGCACTATCGCTGATCTTAATAGTTTCCAAACTCTTGTCTCCTACGGGTGAATGTGCTATTTCAGAGACTACAGTATAGCTCTCTACGCCATCGCACTTGATACGGATCTTGCGATCGGGAATAGAAGGGTTAGCAGGTTCTGCTGTAGCACCGTCTACAGTAACAAATCCACCTGTTGAACCAAACTTGAAGCCCTCTACGAGCTCAAAACGGCACCCTGACATAGATGTGTCGCGACCGCGGATCTTGTAAGTACCTTCTTTAATTTCTATAATTGCTGGCATGTTTCGCTCCATGTGTGTGTTAGTAAGTCTCTATTATAGCAAACTCTAGGGGTCTTGTCAACCCCTATTTGCTATTACCCTTCAACCTGTAGGGTTTCTAATGCTGCTGCCAGGGGCACAAGACCCTTAGCCACCAACCCGTCTACTTCGTAGATAGCGCCTGTATACCAAACACCGTCCTTCATAACGTAGTAAAACTCAGCACCGCAACTGTCTACCTGCTCGAGGAACTCTTCGAATGTGTGCGATACTTGATAGTCACAGCCCGTTTCACCGCGATCACGTCCGTAGAAGGTACACATGTCGCCGTAGAGCTTTTCGTAAGTCTCAGCGTCTATGTCCGTGCCGTGGTAGCCAAAGGCATGCTCTACACCAATTTCGGGCTTCAAGCTGCTCAAGTCACCCAGGGCAACCAAGTTGTTGGCCTTTGTGCTGTCGTAGTACTCCTGCAGAATCCTACCGTTGTGATCCAAATAGCCATCCCAGTGGCAGTATACTGACTTGCAGACTGAACCATGCATGACTGCAATGCGTGAACGTGTACCCATTTTTCGCTCCTGTTTTGTTAGTGTATGTGTCTATTATAGCATCAAGCAGCTTGTCTGTCAACCCCAGCAGCATCCAGCTCCCAGCTTAGATCCTGGAACTTCTTGTAGAGTCTATAGACCTGCTGTTTAGCATTGTCCATGCTCTGCGCAATGAGATCCTCTGCTGTACCGTCCGTGAGCACTTCACGTGGGTCTGCATACAAGCAGCCGCCCAAGTACTCCGAGTCTAGCTCTAGCCCTTCGACTAAGACACGTACACGCAGCATGAACCAGTCCAGCTTGCCCGACTCAATGTCTGCGTACATCTCTTTGATGTCGTAGCAGCTTTCGTCAAAGCAGTCCTTGGGATCTAGGTCCTCGTAGCTTTTGTCTACGATAATCTCGTAGCCTTCACGCTCATAGGTAGCCAATTCTTCGTAGTGTCGCATTTAGATCTCCGTTTCGTATTCGTAGAACTTAACGTTAGGGTCCAAAGAGCGCAATTGCTTGGCTGCTGTGGTTAACTCCTTGTAGCGGCGCTGTACTTCTGCACGGGGCAGCTCCCCATCGCAGGTCAAGTTCTCTGGGCTCAAGCAGCCGTCAATCATGTCTGCTACACGTTGACGACCCTTAGCTGTAGCGATCTCGTACTGCTCGCCTTTGAAGAAGCTGTTCCAATGATTCTTTTGATCTATAAATTTACGCAATGCTTGCATGTTTCGCTCCATGTTTGTTAGTGTAAGTGTCTATTATAGCACCAATTTTACTCGCTGTCAACCGGAGCCATCATCCTAGCACCTTCATGCATGAACTGATCAAAGACCTGCAATTGCTCTGCAGTGAACTTGTGCCTGTTCAATTTGATATAGTAGAGGCCTACTAGTAGATCGCCGTGTCCAAATTGTTTCGCAGTTGCCACCAATGAATCGTACATGTCAATCTCCTCTTGTGTCAGTGTTAAGGGTGGGGTTAATCAAGCGGCGTAGTTCAACTTCGCGCTTGTGGGCTTGAGCTTTGCCACGAATCACTTCGTGTACGTATACTTCGATCTCGCTTTTGTCGCTGAGAGTGCGCAGTGCATGACACAGGGCCCAATCCTTAGCTTCCTTTTTGGCTCTGTAATAGTGCTTGGCTGCACGGGCTAGAACGCTCTTATTAATAGTGCTTTCTGTCTTGGCAGTCACGCCTATGTAATTGCCGCCTGCAACACGCAATTCATATATGATATGATTACGGTCGGTGCGCTTTTTACGAATGGTGTTTGTCTGTGTCATGTATCTATTATACGGTCTTTTGGCGACCCTGTCAACCAAAACGTTTAATAACCCTTCACAGCATAGGGTTTCCAAAATGTAGCCAAAATGCCACAGATTGGGCTAAGTTCTTGTTCGCGAACAGAAATCGCAAGGCACTTAGAGTCACGTGGAGTAACGTGATCAAGAATGCTGCGTAACTGCTGCGTAACTGGCCAGCCCTACTGGATTCGAACCAGTGACCTACAGCTTAGAAGGCTGTTGCTCTATCCAACTGAGCTAAGGGCTGCTGTGTGCTGCTGCGTGGTGCGACCTT